GTGAACTGCATATCAAGCCTCCATCACGAGAGCGGCGACGACGCCTTGCACACTACAACTGCCACTTGTCGCTGCTCGAAACGTGACATTGAATCCGACCGTTCCAGATGTGCTGGTTGTTGTCCCGGTGGAAACATAGGTCTGCGGCTCCTCAATGCCCGAACCGCCCTCCAGCAGCCAGCCTTCATTCGTCGTTGTGTAATCAAGCGTGACATTTGTTGCTGTCGCAGCGACCTCGACATAAGGGCTTTCTGAACTAGAAAGGCCTGCAAGTTGCATGATAACCATCAACTTTGTTCCGCTCTTAACCCCACTGAAAGAGACTGTATAAGTCGAAGTCGTGTTTCTGGAGATGCCCGCACTAATTGAGGTCGAATTAGCCACCGCAAGTCCCGGCAGGCGATCCGCCGAGATCGTGCCAGTCGTGATGTCAGTCGCGTTCAGCGTGCCGCGAATAGTCGCGTTCTGGAACTCTGCGTTCCCGGTGTCACGCTCAATCTTCCAGCCGGACGTGCCGGCGACATAGTTGTCGCTCTCGATGTCTGCGGTGACTTGGATCGCACCTGTTGGCGTCGAGAAATAGAGCGTCTGCGCGCTGGTCGCTCCGTCGATTGTCACCTGAAAGGCAGACGACCATTCCTTTACCGAGGTGTCGGTGATGTCCACGCTCGGCTGCGAGAGCGACCATCCCGCCGTCAGCCCGACGAAGGTCGCCGTCGAGGTGTTGTAGCTGCTGGCCGAAGGCGTGCTTGGTGCGCTGGCCTGCAAGGTCTGATAGTAGACGCGGCCCGTGATGATCGTGTCGCCATTGTTGCCATCTGATGGATCGGCCAACGTGGTGCCGGATGCGCCCGTCGAGAAGGCTGACGCATTCCCGCTGAAATCCCGAGCCTTGACGAAATACCAGTTCGTCGTGCTGGCAGCGAGGCCGCCATGCGTAAACTCGGTCCCCGCGCTAGTGCCTATCGCCGTCGCCCCGGCGGTCGTGTTGCTGCTGTTGACGAAGACCTCGACATCCTTGAAGTCGGCATCGGTCGGGTTCACCCATTTGACGATGATCTGCCGATAGCCGCCCGTGGCGGAAACAGAGGTCGGCGCCGCTGGTGCAGTCGTGTCACCGCCCGGCGTGTGCGTGATCGCGGTAAAGGTGCCCTTAACGCCCGCGACAGTGACCGCTCGCACCCTGATCGTGTATTGGATGCCATCGACCAACGGCGATAGTTCAATACTGCTCTCGTCGGTCGTCGTCGCGGCGTAGTCAGTGTCTGCCGTCGCCTTCCATTCGACCTCGTAATAGTCGAGGAACTTGTTCTGCACATCGGCCCAATCGACGATCACCGTGTTGATGAATGTGCCGTCGCCCTGCGTGCGGCCGCCGCCCGTCGCCGTCAGGCTACTGATCGTCAGGCCGCCGAATGGGTTTGGCAGGTTGCTGTTGTTGCCGATAATCGCGCTTTCTTCCGCCGACCACGAAAAGGCCGCAGAACTCGTCTCCCGCAGCGTCATCGTGACACGCAGGTCGCCAGCTTCGCCATTCGCGCCGAAGGTCCAGCCGACGACCTCGAACTCCTTTGCCGACCAGCCGTAGCGGTCGATGGTCAGCGCGATGATGTCGCCGACCTGCAACTCGAGCGCCTCCATCCCGAAGTCGGCTGTGAAGGTCAGTTGCTCGCGGTTGCGGAATAGTAGCTGCTTCGCCAGACGCTGCGCGGTGGCCGAGGATGTCGTCAGCGGCAACTCAAGGTCGATGGGGCTTTCGACGCCATCGTCCTCGGCGACGAAGGCCGCAGAATAGAACTCGGGGTATTCCGCCGCGATCCACCGCTGGCCGGCGTCGTTGAACGTCCCGCGCACGATGTTGAAATTGTCCCGCATCGCGATCCGCGTTTGCAGGTTGATCTCGCTCACAATGTCGTCGAGCGTCAACGTCTTGACCGGCGCGGTGTAGTAGCCAGGCTTCAGCTTCCACGAGCCGCCGCCCCACCACAAAGAGCCGCCGCACGCCGTCACCATCTGTTGCAAGCAGTCCTGAATGCTCATGTCAGCGTTAAGCACGCCGTTAATCGTATAGCGATCCTCTTCGCCGCCGCCGTCGAGCGGCACGTTCTCGTCGCAGACGTTGGCCGCCGCCGAGAAGCTGGTGTCGTCGATGTTGCTATCGCCGAGACCCCGGCTGTCAGTCAGATAGTCGCGGATGCAGAGCGCGGCATTGGCCGAATATGCCGTCGTGCTGGTGCGCGGGTCGTAGACCTTCTTGCCCTGCACGACGGCCGAGAACAGCGGGATGCCATTCGGGAAGACATCTTGGTCGTATTGCAGGCGGATGTAGAGGTAGGCGATGCCGCGCCCGCGAAAGTTGCTGTCGATCTGCGCGCTCTCGGCCAGCAAGTCAGCGTCCGTCGTCTGCGTGCTGGTGCCGAGATGCTTATTGATGCGGATCTTCGAGTTCCAGTTCTGCGACGTGACGAAGCCGCTGCCGTCGAGCGTTGCCACCTCATCGTTAATGTAGATGTCGCCGATGGCGTTGACCTCGTGACCAGCCAGCACGAGGATCATATGCAGGTATTCGTTGGTTGTCCCGGTCGCCTCGAGATAGGTGATCGTGCCGCCTTTGCGAACGGTCCCATAGACAAGCTGCTGCGGATCGGTCGCCCCGCGCGTGTTCGCCATGAGGCCGCGCATCTGGCTCATGTCGGCCTTCGGGGTCAGAGCGCGCAAAAGAGCGACAGTCACCAGCGTGTAGGCGACGTAGCCAAGCACCGTGCCGACAAGGCCCGTGATCCCGATCTTCGCGAAGAATGAGATGAACACCTGCGGCATCAGACCCACCCCGCTTTAGCATGATCGACGCTTAGGTATACCACGCCCGACGCAAGAAGGAACGCCGCAACTGTCCCGTTGCAGATCCCCATCGCATAGTCGAACGAGCGATTTCTGTTCGCCCGCGCGATCACCAGAGCGCCACGCGGCGGCAGGCTCTCACAGCGCGTCAGACGAGCGTCCAGCGCATTCTCCAGCGTCAGGTGGCCGAAGGTCTGGATCAGCGTCCTGCGGCTCAGAGGCCGTCCTGTGCGGCCCATGTAGCGGCCGATCCAATCGTCAGCATATCCGGCGCCGTGCATCCGACGCCATGCCTCATTCGTGAACGTGAGGCAGTCATGCTCGCCCCATTTGAAGGGCCGGCCGGCGACCTCTTTGAGGTAGTCTTGCAGCGCGTCAAGATTGGGCGTCATTCGCCCGCTCCACCGTGCGGCCCCACGGGATATCCTTGTCTTGCAGGTCGGCGACATAGGAGAAGAAAGTGTCACCGGGATAGCTGGCCTGCTGGCTCTCGTGCGTGTAGCGCCGTGGCTTCGTCCGCTCGAGTTCCACCAGCTTGCTATCGACGACCAGCGAGATGACGCCTTGCTGGCCGTCTTCCGTGATCGTCATCACGTTCATCTGGCCCGAGAAGACCTCGATGAAGTTCGTCGAGCCGGTGACATCAGTCAGCCCGAACAGCACCCGGCATTCCCGCCGCTGATAAGGCTCGATCAACGCCAGCGCGATGATGGTCGCATCGACGGCCGAGAGTTCGATGGTGATCGACTTGGCCGACATGTCCGAGACTTCTTCCAGCCCGCTGATCGTCAGCAGCGTGCCGGCGCCGAGATATGTCTGCCCGTCGATGGTCCTGTCGCCATAGCCCGTCCACAGCCTGAGCGGCGAGGTGTCGAAATCCATCTCGATGGCGTAGAAGGGCTGGATCGATCCAGCCGACAGCGCCGACAGAATGCTAGCCGGGATCGACCGCGCCATTAGATCGCCTCCATCGCGCCGAAGGTGATGCCGTAGCGGCCGATCTCGTCGGCAGTTCTTGCCACCTCGTTGCTGGACAGTCGAAACAGGCCCCGAGGCGTCGAGAGCGTTGCCGTGGCCGCCGACGCTGCCGACCGAAGCGCCGGCCAGATTTCCAGCGTGCCGCTGCCGTTCTGGTCTTGCAGCACCATGTAAAGCCTCGCCGTCGAGCCGCTGCCGAGTTGGAAGCAGTCGCCCGCAAGCAGCGTGCCCGTCATCGTCACGGTGACGCTGCTAGATCCGGCCGACCCGGTGATCGTGGCCGTCGCCGCCGTGCCACGGGCCGTGCAGCGGCGAGGGTCGCCGAGCAAGAATGTGCCGTATTGCCCGTTCAGCGAGCCGAGCCATGCGAACCATTTCGCCGCGTTGATGTAGTCCATCGCCGGCAGTGTGATGTCGGCCTGCCACATCTGGCCTGCGTATTTGTGAGCCTGCGTCGAGAGCGTGAAAGGCGAGCGGCTGACAGCCACCGCGTTGACCATCCGCAGATCGACGGATCGAAAGCCCGTATAAGACGGGATCGTGAGAGGGTAAGAGATGCTCATGCGAACGCCCTCCCGTAGCTGCCGCCGCGCCGCTTCGCATCCAGCACGGCTGCCTTCGTATTCTCCGCGATCTCTGGCATCAGCGACTTGATCTCGGTGCGAACAGTCTGCTGGACGCCCGTCGAGACGTTGATCGTCTGATTGATCGTCACGCCACCGCCGCCGCCATTCATCATCTCGCGGGTCTGCGCCGCGCTCATAATGCGACCGTCTTGCTGCGGCACAAATAGTTCGCGGCCATGCTCGCCCGTGACGACCGGCGTGCCGGCCTGCACGGTGCCGCCGGAAGCGAAGAAACCGCCGAGGCCCATCGTCGCCAGCCCGATGGCGCTCGAGATGCCGCGAACCATTTGCTGGACGACCAGCACGCGGTAGAGTTCGCGGATGATGTCGCGAGCCATCGCGCGGAACGCATCCTTCGTAGACATCGTGCCATCGATCATCGCCATGAAGGCGCTCTCGATGCTGCCTTCGACCGACTGCATGATGGTCTGGAACTGGATCATCTCCTTGCTCGCTTCGCGGATGATCGTCGGCAGCTCCTTGATACTCGCGCCACCGCCTGTCGCAGAGGGAGCAGCGGGCGTTGCGGGAGCGCCTGCGCCAACATTGATAACGCCTAGATCGATGCCATCCGCAACGCCGCCGAGTTCACGCAGGGCCTGCGTAACCTCTTCATAGGCTGCGGCAAGAGCGGCGACATCTTCTTCCGCACGTTGCAGGGCGTATTCCTGTCCCGGCACACCTGCGGCAACGAGTTCGCGGGCACGATCAGCCGCCGTCTGAGCCGCGATGAGTTGGTTCATGTAGTCTTCTTGCGCGATGCGAAGATCGGCCGCCTGCGCTTCTGGCGTCAAGTTGAAGACGATATTCGCTCCGCGCGTGATTGTTTCGATCAGGCTGGCAGTGCTTGTGAGAAGAGGCGCGATGTTGAGAAGCGCCTGCGCCAGTTTGCCGCTGATGATGTCAGCCATAAGCGCAAGGCTTTCTTGCGCTTCCTTGCCCTTTTTGACCATCCCCTCGTCGAGGATCAGCCCAAGCGAACGCGCCCTTTCGATCATCGGCTGCATGGCCGCGCCGCTGTCGATGAAAGCCCGCTGCAACAGCGTGGCATCGCTCGCCAGCGCCTCGAGATAAAACGTCATCTCGGCCTGCGAGACGTTCGCATCTTGCAGCGCCTTGACGTAGGCGCCAAGCTTCTGCTCCGACGACAGCGCGGCAAAAGACTCGGCGGTCAGGCCGACCTTCGGCGCGATGTTCTCGAAGAAATCAGCCAGCGGCCCGGCGCCGGTCTGCATGTAGTCGCCGAACTTGTCGTTCACGTCCTTGAGGATGTCGGCCAGCTTGTCCTGCTCGACGCCGAACTGCCGCACGCCGATTGCCAGCTCCTGAAACCGCTCGACATCGACGCCGGCCACCGCCGCGAGGTTGTCCAGGTTCTTTGCCATGTCGAAGGTCGCGCGAACCGCCTGCACCGAGAAGGCGGCCGCGAGCAGAGGCGCAAGCCGCTTCGCCGCGTTGCCGAGCATGTCGAACGACTTGCTGGCATCGCCGAGGCCCTTGTTGGTCTGCTTGCTGAACCTCTCGATACGACGGACGTTCTGATCCATCGCCCTCGCGAACTCGCGGTCACGGGCAGCGATGATGATGTTAAGCTGCTCTGCTGTAACCGCCATCGACCTGCCTCACGAGTTCACGATATTCCGCCGCCGTCATCGCTTCGCTGCCGGGCTTCTTCGGCTCGTGCGCCTTCTTCCAGCCGTCGAAACATAGCCAAGTGTCTTTCGGGATCATATCACGGATTTCTTCAGGTCGTAAGCCGATCACGATCCCGTTCTGGATCATGCGACGGACATCAAGTCTCCTCGGGATCGGCCCGCGTTCTTTTTTTTTACGCTTTGCGAACCGACATCCGGCATGAACGCCATGCCAAGCGCGGCCTGCCCGATCTGATAGATCCGAAGCAGGTCGTCAGGCCCACATCCGTCGATTATCTTGTCGGCCTCGTAATCCTTCTTGCCGCCGCCGACCAGCGCGAGGGCGACGAGATCGCGGACCTCTTTCGACGTTGGCTTAGCGCCACGGCCGTAGAAGCCATCCCACAGATCGAAGATGCCGCGATGCTTGTCCTCGAACCGCTCGATCTCGCGATTGCGAAGGATGAAAACGTGAGAGACGCCGCCGAGATATTCGACGACGCCTCCCCGTGGTGCTTCTGCTGTGATGCTCATCACGCCGCCGTGAACGTAACAGCCCCGGTGCTTTCAAGCGACAGCGAGTAGGTGACGCCGCCCTCGGTCTCGCCGCCGAACTCCAGCGAGGCAATGCGGAACGCGCCCGCATAGGTGCCGAAGGCCGGAACGGTGACGGTGAAATTGCACACGTTGTCGGCCGCCATCGCCACGGTGTTCATGCGGAGTTCAGACGCGCTGTCCTCGAAGAAACCGTCACCCGTGATCGACACGTTCTTCAAGCCGCTCAGGGTCTCCGTCCAGAGCGCGCCGCCCGGCGTCGAGCAGTCCGGCGTGGTCACGTCAATCGACGAGTTGTTGATGGTCATCGCCTTCGAGTTCAGTCCGCAGAGGTTCGAGAAGACCTCGGGAGAAGCGCCGTCGCCGATCTTCACCAGCAGGGCGCGTCCTAGTTGCTTTGCCATGATCGGCCTCCGTGTTCAGGGCTTGCCCAAGGCCCGGTTCAGGCAACAGCCTCGAGCATGGCTTCCAAGGCGATAGTCGCCGTGTAGCCACGCCCTTCGGCATCCCGCGTCACAGTATACGTCTGAAAGATCAATTCGACCAGAGTGTAGCCCGTCACCGTCACCGCCGTCTCGTTGCGGTGCAGGGCCTCCTTGACCGCCTCGACGATCTGCACAGCCTCGACGCGCCCGGAAGCGGACCGGCTATGCGCCTCGATGCTTATGCCGACCATCGCGCCTTCCTTCGTATCGGTGTCGAAGGCATCCGGCGCGATGTCGCCGAAGCGAGCATACGGGAAGGTCACATTCTGCGGCGGCTCGTCGTAGATCCGCGACGAGACCAGCGCGGTCACGCCGGCATTCGCCTTCAGCGCCGCGAGCAGACCCTTCTGCAAAGCAAGAGCGAAGTTGTCAGCCACGAACCGCCTCCTTCGCTGCCTTTTTGATCGCCCGCTTCACGGCGGCTCGATAGGATTTTGCGAGGAAGGATTGGGTGGTTCTGATGTAGGGGTTGGCGTCTGTGGTGCCTCTGTTTCCCTTCTTTCGACCGAACTCGACCGCTCGCGCCTTCTGTTGCGCCTTCTTTTGATCGGGAGCGGCATCGATGATGCCGTAGACGCCGTTATCAGTCTTTTCGACACGTCCAGAGATCCAGCCTTTCAACTGCCCACTATCCACAGGCACCAGCGTGCGCGCCACCCGCACGCCGCGCTTGACCTGCTTTTCGATGGTCATGCCGACGTTATCTCGGACCGTCTCAGGCAGATCCGAGAGTTGCCGCGCCAGCTTCTTCGCGCCAAGCAGCCTCATGTCGCCACCCCGCGCTCCAAGAGCATCTCAAGCAGCGTGCCCTTGGCATCGACCTGCACGATTGACTTGATGGCCCAAGTGTTGCCACGCAGCACCACCCGGTCGGCATGGGTGATCGCCGCCGTCGCCGTGTCCTTGCGAAGGCGAACAGTCGCGGTGACGACATCGGCCAGCGCGCCGCCCTCGATGGCCTCTTTGCCAAGGCGCTCGCGCACATCGACGCTGCGTGAGAGAAGCGCCTTCCAGCCCGTGTAGATGTTGCCGTAATCGTCAACCGCGCCAGATGTCAGACGCTGGACGGTCGCCCGCTCACGCAGCCTGCCAGCGTTAGCCATACCATGTCGCCCTTTCGGAGCCGATCATCTCGGCGAAGCCGAATGGCACGCTCTCGAGCCGGTCGGTCGTGCTGCTCTCGCGGTTCTCATACCAGTGGCCGATCAGCATCATCAGCCCGTGGCGGATTGTCTCAGGGACGGCAGACGCAGAGGCGCCGTAACCGGTGGTGTATTCCAGCGCAATGGCATCAGGCCGAGCCTGCGTCGTCGGCCATGTCTTGCCAGACGCCGGCTTGACGTAGCGGCTGTTCGCCGTGCCGAAGGTCTCGTAATCGGCCAGCGTGGCCGTCTGCAAGGCGCCGTTCGTGTCGTAGTATTTGACCGCCGTCAGCGACTGCACCGGCTTGACCATCAGGTAGACCTCGCCCGGATTGGCCGAGACCCACTGACGCCATGTCTGCGTGATGATCGCCTTGCCAAGCGCGCCCTGAACGTCCGTGAACGCGACGGCCGCCGAGATCAGGCGATAGATCAGATCGTCGTCGTCGCTGTGTTCAATACGAAGCTGCTCCTTGACCTCTGCAACGCTGATCGGCAGCGCCGCCGGCGCCGTTACCCTTTCGAGAGCCTCAAACGATTGCAGGGCGCGAGCCATTTACTTCACCGCCTTCTCGACCTTCGCCTTCGTGACAGCCCGCTCGATCTTCTCTTCGCGGACAGGCTCGGCGATGCCTGCGTTGATGTAGCGAGCGGCTACATCGTCGGCGATCTCGACCTCATCGCCACGATTGTAGACGAAGTTGGTCCCGGCCATCGAGGTAAGCATCTTGATCTTCATGTCACCCTCCGAGGGATGGGCGGGAGCCGAAGCCCCCGCCCGTTAGCATCACGAAGCAGCCGTGATGAGGTGCTTGACCGCAGCGGTGTTCGCGAGAACGCCGTCGAAGCGGATGAGGCCGGCGATGCCGAGATCCGGCCAGAACCGCTCGCGGACCACCGTGATGACCGGCGCGCCGACCTTGCGGACATAGAACTTCGACAGGTCGCCGAAGATCATGACCTTCTTCGCGGCGGCCAGCGAGTCCATCGCTTGGTTGACGTGGTAGCGGTAGCCGAGGATCGTGCCGGGAACGCCGACCTGATAGTTGCCCATCTGCCAGAGATAGTTGTTGTCCCCGTCCTTCAGCTTGCGGATCGCCGCGAGCGTGCTGTCGTTGAACATGAACGCCGCCTTCGGGCTGCTCCGGTAGGCCGGGTCAACCGAGTGCAGGAGGTCGATGATCTCGTCAGCGGTGATCGCGTTGGTCGCAGCCGCCGTCTTGCCGGCCGACGAGCCGGTGACGATGCCCTGCACGTCCGACGAACCCGAGCCGGTCGTCAGCTTGCTGTTCGCGATCCGGCCAAGACGCTCGCCAAGCAGGTTGCCGAGGATCGGCTCCATGTTGAAGATGCTGTCCTGCGCCAGTTCATACGACCACTTCACCCACTCGGTGTCGAAGGCGTATGCGTCGAGCGAAGCCTGGCCGAAGGTCACGTCCTTGCCGCCGTCGTCGGTCAGCGCGGTGCCTTCGGTGTGAGCCTCGGCGGTCACGCTGGTGTCGTCGACGGTCGGGATCTTGAACGAAGCGCCCGAGGTCGTGTTCAGCGTGGTGCAGATGTCCTCGTTATACATCGGCCCGAACGCCTTCATGGCGAGGTCGATGAAGTTCGCGAGTTCAGTCGGCACCGTGAAGCCGCCAGCGGTCGTGGTGCCAGCGGTCTGAATGCGGGCTTCGACCTTCTGCGCGCCGCCACGAAGAACCTGACGCACTTCCGGCTCGAGGCCCTCAATGCCGCCGTTGCGGATCATCTCGTAGAACGCTTCGCGATAGGCGATCTGCTTGCCAGCATCGACGCCACGGCCTTCCGCGTTCTGCGGCACAGGACGCTTCGAGACATCGATGTCGCGAGCGCGAGCCTCGATGTCGTCCAGCTTCGAGTGACGCTCGACGAGTTTGCCAATGCGGTCATGCTCCGCCATCATCGCGTCGAACTCGCGCTCGATCTCCGAGGCGCGAGTCTCTTCGGTGGCAGCGGTCACTTCATTCAGCTTCGAGCGGGCTTCGGTCGCGATGCGCGCCATCTGCTCCCGCAGGTCTTTGACGTTCATGGCTGTCTCCTTCTGGTTAGCCATTTCACCAAATAGGCAAAGGCGCGCGCCTTAGCCGTTCTCACGGTTCAAGCCGTGGTATCGTGCCTTCATCTCCATGCGCTTGCGCGCGGCAGAGAAGTTGGCAGCCCGTTTGGCCTTGCGGTGCATCTCAAGCGACCGCAGGCCGATCTCTGTGCCGTCATAGGCCGGCGTCGTGACAATCGAGACATCGTAGAGCGACACCCGCTTGATCGTCCGCCGCGGCATGTCACCGCTCTCGTCCCACTCCTGCGTCTCCGGGATGAACGCGAACGACATCTTGTCAAGGTCGCCGCGCTTCATCTTCGGCACGATGGAGCGGACATCAGGGTCGCGCGGATCAAGCCGGGCTTCCATGTAAAGCCCGTGGTCGTCCTCGCGCAGCGTCATCGTGCCAGACCGAGTGCGAGCCAGCGGCAGACCTTCGTGGTTGATGAGGAAGACAACATCGTCCCGCCCGATGGCGTCCTTGAACGCGCCCCGGTCGATGCTCTCGAGGAACATCCCGCCGATGTTGGTCTCCTGACCAAACACGGCCGCATAGCCGGCGACCATGATCTCGCCAGTCTCGTCGGCCCTGATCTCGGCCGGGATGCCGCTGCGGACTTCTTTGTCTGTCATATCGACCTCCGTCGCCGAGTGTATCACGACGCCGCCTCTCTCGTCCACAGGCAGCGCAGGCTCGAACTCGATCCACTCGAAATCGTTGTCTTCAAGCCAGTTTTTGGCCTCTTCGACCGAAAATTGATCCGCATCGAATCGAATTGATTGTATTTCGGCGGCGTTTTCGCGGATCCCGTAAATGAAATCAATGCCTTCGCCGCCTTCGTCGTTCTCGCGAACGAACCTATCAAACAGGTCAGGGTCGCGAATGCGAGCCGCGTGTTCGCCGGGATAGGGCCGCGTCTCACGCCCGAAACGCTCATCTTGCTCGCTTCCCAGCACCGCGTTCGCCCATGATCGACCGGCGTCACCGCCCCAAAGCGCCCAAGCGATCCGCCCGTTGCTCGGGTAGCCGTCTTCGCCGGGCCGGAAGCCCTCGGCCTCCTTGTCGACCTCATGCCGGTCGAAATAGGCTTTCATGCGGCGCACGGTGTCCATCGAAAGATCGCGGCCGTTCACGATGTCACGGGCGCGGGCGATGCCGATCTCGGTGCCACCACGGCCGAACTCACGTCGCCAATCAAGCCCGCGCTGGGCTTCCTCTTTCATCGCTTCATTAGGCACCGGCATCAGGTTGCCCCGCTGCTTGCCCGGCCAGCGGGACCGTCGCGCCTTGGATGAATAGCTGATCGCCTCCCTCCATCGGCGGCAGGTTCTCGATGGCGCGCACCTCGTTTGGCGTCTTGATACCGTTCTGGATCGCCGTCGAGTGCGCCTCCATCCGGGTCTTCAGGTCGCCGCGCATCAGCCCATCAAGATCGAACTCCACGAAGAAGGGCGAGCCGCGCCCGAACAGCTTGAGGTTCAATTCGGCCTCGGTCTGCTCGACCCACCGCTTCACAGTGTGCTTCACGAAGTGCAGATCCTGCTGCTCCGTGTTCGAGTAGGTGCCGTGAGTCATGTCCTGCAAGAAGATCGGCGGCAGGCTGTAGATCCGGGCGATCTGCTCAATCGAGAACCGCTGCAAGTCGATCAACTGCATCTGCTCGGGATTGAAGCCAATCGACTTCAGTTCATGCCCGAGAGGGAGGGCCATCACAGGCCGGCCGTCGCGGGCCAGTTTCGCCATCGTTTGCGCCACGTCGTCAGACGCTCGAGCGGCCGCCGCCCCGCTGGTGAACGGCCCCTGCAACACCGCAGGAGGAACCCCGCCCGACTGGAACGCTTTGCTGCCATAGCGGCTCGCGGCAATCGCCATGCCGATGGCATCCCGGTTCGTCATAATCGGGCCGCGATGCGTCACGAAGTCATGCTCGAGCATGAACGGGATGTCGATGATGTCCTCGGCCGCGTAGGAGCGCGTCGAACTCGTGCCGACGCGGACATCGTAGATCTTGCGGCCTTCGACGATGCGAACCGTGATCAGCGACGGGTCGATGGCGTAAAGATTGGCGACCTGACCGCCTTCCGTCCGCTCGATGTAGGTGATGCCCCGACCGCCGGTGAACACTTGGTCGAACGTGTATTTCCGCCACTCGAACGAGGACATCGCCGGGTTGATCGCCTCGCCGAGGATGATCGGAAGCTGATTGCCAGCCGTGGGCCGGATCTCGGCATAGCCGTTGCGCTGCTGCCGATAGACCTTCAGCGGCAGACCGGCGATGGTGCCGGACAGGAAGTTGACCGCCGCCCAGAGAGCCGGCACGCCGAGCGCGTTGTCGATGTTGACCGTGATGCCGGCCGAGGAAATCAATTCGCCCCAGCCCATCACCCGCATGAAATCGCTTTGCGACACGGGCACGCGAGGGTCTTCGACCGATCCACGCGCTTCGACTTTACGGAAGCGATCTAGCAAGCCCATCGTCTACCCCGCGAGATGTCGGACGCATTATAGGCGAGATCGCCCACATTTGGAAGGGCTACGCAGACAGCCGGAAATTGGGGTCGTCCCAAGGCGAACTCGCGACCACCGCCTCCTGCTTCGCGACCGATCCAACCGCCATCGTCAGCGCCACCAGACCGTCGATCCGGCTGATCGACTTGTCCTTCGTCAGCTTCCTGTTGCCAGCCGGATCGCGCTCGATCACCGCGCCGGCAGCGCCCATGTTGAGGATCGGATGACCGCCGTGCCGCAGCTTGCGCTCCGCGACCAGCCGCTCGAGGGCGTCAACCGCCGGCGCCATGTCCTTGAAGCCCTGGCCGAATGGAAGCAGCGCGACATCGCACCCGATTGCATCAAGTTCGCGCTTTAAGTCATTGATGCGCCAGCGATCATAGGCGATGTGCTGGATGTTGTATTGAGCCGCGCACTCGGCGATCTCGCGCGCCACGATGGCAGGATTGATGACAGGCCCGTCGCAGAGGATGATTTCGCCATCCTTCGCCCAGATGTCGTAAGGCACGCGGTCCAGCTTCGACTTTTCCGCAAGCCCTTGAGATGGCATGAAATACCGGCCCACGATGTCGAACCCGTCCTCGCGCGGGAACGCCATCACGAAGGCGGTCAGGTCGCGGCTCGAAGACAGATCAAGGCCCGCGAAGCACGTCTCGCCGTCATAGACCTCGGGCCAACCGGCGTTGGCTTCCCATTCGGCCCTGCTCAAGAATGGCGAGATCGCCTCGATCCGTTGGTTGAGGTAAAGCCAGCGGAAGCTGTTCTCCTTCGCCGGCAGTCGGTCGGCCTGCCGCGCAAAGTCCTCGATGTCCGACAGGCTGCGGAACTCTCCAAGCGCCGGGTTGGCCGCCGCCCACGCCTTGCGGTCCATGATCTCGCAGCCTTCCGGCGCGGTGTAGACATGGCTGATGATGCGAGGGTCTTTCGCGCTCGCAGCATCATCAAGCCAGATAGAGAACAGGTCGCCGTCCGTCGCCGCCTGCGTGCTAATGGCGATCAGCAGCGGGTTGTCGTGCGCGCCCTGCGCCGTTTCGATGGCCTCGATGAACGCATCGCGCGGCCCGCGCACCTGCCCCACCTCGTCGAGGATCGCCAGCACCGGCGACAGGCCGTGAGCCGTCCCGGCCTCCGCGCTGATCGCCTTGTATTCGACATTCATCGGCAGGCCGATCAGCATCTTCTGCGATGGCACGATGCGGATCAACTTCTGCAAGCGCGGTGACATCCTGACCATCTTCTCGGCCAGCTTGTAGACCAGCGCGGCCTGATCCCGGCTGCGGGCGCCGCTGATGATCTGGCTGTTCTGCCGCGCCTCAGGGCCGACGATGTGCGCCAACAGGATGCCGGCGATCAGCGCCGACTTGCCGTTCTTGCGCGCGACCGACAGGTAGGCGCGGCTCGTTCCCTTCGGGTTGTCGTAGATGTCGAGGATGAAGCGTCGCTGGAACTCCATCAGCTTCATCGGCTGACCGACGCGCTTCGCTTCAGGCACCGGGCAGAAGGTCTCGATAAAGGCGATGACCTTTTCGCCGCGTGTCATCAATTCGGCCTCGCCAGTAGGTCGTCTTCAAGCGGGTTGTCTTTTTCGATTCCCTTTGCGGCTGATCTTCTTGTCGCGATGTCCCTCGTGTCCCCACCTTGCGCGCGCGCGTGCAGCGATAGTGAGCGCCTGTAACTCAGAATTGTGCCTGCGTTCATTTGCACAACCGTCTTCCTCGGATTGACGACCGGCGTGCCTTTGTCCGTGAACAGAACCGATCCTTCTTCGCGCAGCAACCGTTGCTCACGCTCGAGATCGGCCATCGTGCGCGCGAGCATGGCGGCAAGTTCAAGCTGATGCGCCGTCCATTCCGAGCGCGCGAACTCGTCGATCACATTCGCGAAGAACGGGAGATCGCATTTTTCGAGCGGCACAGACGATGGCGGCACGATTTGCGCGATTGATTTTTGCATCACAGTCACCGCAGCCGATGCGCTGTCAATTCTCTGACGCCGTGGCTTTTTCATTTTACGCCCTTTTTCCGTGTTTGCAGTAGAAGAAAAG